ATCACTCATTTTTCTTCCTCCGATTGTTTATACTGACTACAAAAATTATTAACATCACAATAATCCTTACATCTGATAGGCTCACCTTTTAAAAATTCAACAGTTAGCTTATCTTTTTCTTTGTGTTCTTTTATATACGAATCTGCAAGTTCTTGAGAATCCAAAACCCTAACAGCAGACTTCCTACCTTTTTTCATAACCCTAAAACTATCTGACCTTTTCCAAATTTCTGCATCAGTACAAAGAGGCAGTTCACCATTAACCAAAAATTCAGCTTCAGCGTCTTGATGCAGCTTCACTCTATCGTTAATAAACTGCTCTTGTTCTTCATCGCTCCACTTTCTAATGGGTATGACCGATACGGGTGCTTTAGGATAATCATCACCACTTCTTAACATTTGATTCTTTGACCAGTCTCTGTTGATTGTAATTATCTCTAACGAGTTAATAATATTTTTAGAATCATTTTGCCTGTGCAACCAATCGTAACAGTTGAGTTGTTGTTCCCACTCAATCTTGCCTTCATTTTTTGCAGACATAACTGACCAGGAAGAAGTTACTTTATAGTCTTTGAGAGTTTTTTCTTTGATTGATATTGAGTCTGTTTGACCAGAAATTGTCCACCCATTTATCAAAGCGTAGTTCCTGACCTCTGTAATAGTGTCATTTGAGGCTTCATTTGCTTTTTCTAAGATAGCGTGTACAGATGTTCCTAAAAGCTTCCAAACCTCGCTAGAAATGTCTACAGAGATTTGATCAGCACATTCTTCACGCAAAATTCTTATTCTGGGTGGCTGCAATAGGCCTGTTACTGATATGGTGGAACGACCTTTAGTGTAGCTGTCGTTTGATACAGCCCTGATGATTTCTAAAGGAAGGTTATGTACATTAGTGTACTTCATTAAATTTTCCAAATCCCAACACCATCATCTAGCTTTCTTACAGTAAAGTTATCGCTAGGATTTTTATGCTTGTACCTAAGAACAAAATTTCTAATAATTTTAGACTCTTGATGTATCTTTGTTTTAGGTAATTCTATTAATATATGATCACCTACTTTCATATTTTCTAAAGGTATATTGTACTTCCTTGGCTTGCCCCTTGAGTTGACAGGCAAAGGGATTCCCTCTACAACCTTAAACTCCATATTGTGTTCTCCTCATTGATTATTTTATTGTGACCTTTTTGAGTATAATTGATGTGATATTAAAGTGCAACTATCCATTGCTATCTATATAAGAATGGAATAAGATTAATTTATGGATGAAAAAAAATTAAGATTATTGGACTTTATGATTCTAAAGCAAGCTGTAAGAGACTGTGCATCTAAGGATCAGAAATTAGTAAAAGATTCTACTGATTGGTTTAGTAGCGAAGATTTCAAAGAACTTTGTATAAGAAATGAAATTGATGATAGTTTGATTATTTCTGGCATAAAAGAATTACTGAGGTATCCACTAATTTCAAGAAAGAAATATGTAAATAAAATTGCCAATATAATAGATAAAAGAACTACTTAGTAGGTATATATACTTACTAAATATTTTTTTTAGTAAGTGATTACTCAATAGTAAGTATAAACCATTTTAACAAATATAAGGGAGTCTCAATGTTGAGTCAAGACAATTACGAAAAAAGCAACATTCAAAATCACATTAGCATTAATTCAAAAACAAATCACATGGCTATCGGACAATACAAGATAAGTTGCCCTATCTGTTCCGATCAAAGAAAAAACAAACAAGATAAACCTCTTTCTGTAAACATCAATCAAGACTCAATTATTTATCACTGTCATCATTGTTCAGTTAATGGAGCATATAGACACTCTCAAGGATTAAAAATGACTAAAGTTATTACTAAACCAATACAGACCCCTAGAAAAATCATTAAATTTCCTACACCAGATAAAGAAGAAGCTAAAGAATGGTTAGCCGAGCGCGGTATTTCTATATTAACGGCAGAGAGAAGTGGGTGTATTTTAGGAAAGAAGAACAATAAATCTGTAATTGGTTTTCCTTTTTTGGAAGGCACTGAAACGATTGCAGTAAAGTACAGAACTGCCAGCAGTTTAAAAGAATTTTGGTGGGAAAATGTAGCTACGAAACTATGGGGTGGAGCGATTTTAGACGATGCTCTTCCAACAATGCCTGATACGATCATAATTACTGAGGGCGAAATAGATTGTCTAAGCATCCAAACTGCATTTGCAGCAGAAAATGGTGGAACGCAAAATGTAATTTGCTACTCAGTTCCCAATGGTGCGCCAAATAAACTTACTGATAATCTTGTTCTTGATCCAAAGGAAGATGGAAGATTTAAATATATCTGGGAAGACAGAAGTAAATTTGATCAAGTGAGCAGAATTATATTAGCGGTAGACACTGATGATAACGGAAAAATTCTGGCAGATGAATTATCCAGAAGGCTAGATAAGGCTCGTTGCTACACAGTTAATTGGTCTGGATGTAAAGATGCCAACGAATTATTGGTTGCTGAAGGCAGTGAAGCTGTAAGAAAGTCTATACTTGGTGCTATACCTGTACCGCTTCATGGTCTCAATAACATAGACTTTTATAATGACGAATTCCAAAAGCTATATGAAAAAGGTAGGCCAACAGGAGTTAGTACAGGCTTTGAGTCAATAGATAAGCTTTTTAATATACAAGCAGGGTACTTGTGTGTTGTCACAGGTTTTCCAGGTGAAGGAAAAAGTGCTTTTATAGATCAGTTACTAATTAATATAGCAAAAAATTATGGTTGGAAATCTAACATTTGCTCTTTTGAAAAACCGCCCACATATCACGCAATACAAATGGCTGAGTGCTATATCGGAAAACCCTTCTTTGAAGGCCATAATGTACGAATGTCACAAGAGGAAAAGGACTTCTCTCAAAATTTTATATCGGAACACTTCTTGTTTCAAGACTATCAAGATGGTGGTCAACCAACTATTGAAAACATATTAGAGAAATCTGCCCAAGCTGTAATGCGATACGGCACTAAAGTATTAGTTATAGACCCATACAATTTTATAGAAACCAATCATAAGGGATTGCAAACTGATGCAATAAGTACGATGCTAACTAAAATTCAGCTGCATTGTAAGAAGTATGATATTTTATGTTTTTTCATCTGTCATCCTGCTAAACCACAAATAAGAGATGGGAAAAAAGCAGTATGTACAGGAGTAGATATAGCAGGATCAATGTCTTTCTTTTCAAAAGCTGATTTTGGTATTACTGTATATCGTAATGATGAATCAGTCGGCATTCATTGTTGGAAGCAAAGATGGGGATGGATGGGTAAGGTAGGTCAAGCCGAGTTAAAGTTTGATCCTTTAACAAACAGATACTCAGAATTTGAAGAGATAGAGGATACTTACGATTGGGAGTTCTAATGATGAAATTTAATGAAGGTTTGTTGGTAGGAGCATAGAAATGGATATTATTAAAAAGTACGATGTAATATACGCTGACCCACCCTGGACATTTAAAACTTTTAGTAATAAAGGTAAAAATAGAAGTCCAGAAAATCACTATGATGTAATGAGTTTACAAGATATATGTAATCTACCTGTAAACAAAATATCAAAAGATAATTCAGTATTGTTAATGTGGGTTACTGACCCTTTATTAGATAAAGCTTTTAAGGTTATAGAAGCTTGGGGTTTTAAATATAAAACAGTAGGTTTTACTTGGGCAAAAACAAATAGAAAGAGTAAGGGTTTTTTTACAGGTTTAGGTTATTGGACTAGAGGCAATCCTGAAATGTGTTTATTGGCTACAAAAGGAAAACCAAAGCGCATCAGTAAAAGTGTACCTCAATTAGTTATAGAACAGCGTAGAGAACATAGTAGAAAACCTGATATAATATACAATCATATAGAAAACTTATTAGAAGGGTCTTATATAGAACTCTTTGCTAGAACACAACGAAATGGTTGGGATAGTTGGGGAAATCAAACAGACAAGTTTTAATGATGAAATTTAACGATATTGGTAGTCCAGGTCTACACAAGCATCACACAATAGAAATCACAGAAAAAGAAAATGTAGGCCGAGCGTTAGTGCTAGATCAGCACATTATAGATGTTTTATTTACACAAAAAAAATTAGACGCTAGACAACATAGAGCTTGTAACAAATACCTTAATATTATTGGCAAATCAGGATGTTTTGTCGGCAGCCCTGATTTACAACAAATATTGTTTACCAGTAAGTATCATCAACACGAACCAAAATCTCTTATACTTTTAGAATCGCAAAGAGTTATTAAGAAAATATGTGGGATCAAGAAAGAATCTATTTTTTGGAAAATTATGACAGAAAACCCAACAAAGATTAATCAAAAACAAATAGATATTATTATTTGTTGTTCAGATGCTTTGCTTACTACATATTATGTAAATACAAATACACCTATTTCTTTTTTTCAGCAAGGGCTTCAAGACCGCCCATAACAGATGGCTCTTTATCTATCGTAATCCCTTTATCTTTTGCTTCCTGATGAATCATATATATAATTTGTTTGTTTAGACTTCTGCTCTCTGATTTCGCAAGCTTATGCGCTAACTTATATGTTTCATTAGAACATCTAATGAATAAGTTTTTTGGTATCTCTTCCATTGTTTTCTCCTGTAATTTCTTTCTCAATTTTATCATTCAGATCATCTAACTTTTCTGATAACTCGTCTAAATCTTGTTCATAGATTATTGTAGGACTATCCAATACTTCAGCTATAGCGATAGATTCTCTTCCTAGCTGATAAAAATTATTTTCTTTTAACTGATAAATAGCTGTTTCAAACATATAGTCACTAGCTTTTACTAGAGGATCGTCTAATAACGAGATAGCGTATGTAATGGCATCTAGTTTTTCTTCAAAAAGCCATACTTTGTGTATCCATCTAGCAGTCGATTTTCTGCTTACTAGACTACTTGGTTCGGGTATTTCTATTTGGTATGTATGCCTAACAACTGCGAACACAATATTCTCCTTATTTTTTTAATAAGTTTAATTTAAGCATAAAGATAGCATAATGAAAAGAATTGATTACACCTAGCGATTATCTAGGATTAATTTATAGCTAAACGACTTTTCCAAAATCTTGAAGGACATTATTTAATGTTTCATTAACCGAGGCTCTTTCATTTTCCGATATTGATAAGTAAATTTTCTTTGCTTGAGATGCACTAATACCAAATTCTTCCCCTATCGTTAATACTATCCACAAGATTTTAGTTTCATTAGAAGCGAGTATTTTTTTTGATTTTAAAAACAGAGGATCAGTCAAGGATATTAACTCAGCTCTATGTTCTAAATTTTCATAATCTTTTAATAAAAATTTTCTATAAAGTTCCATATTTTTTTCTATTTTGTTTATCATTTTTTACCTCATATTTTATTTGTATTTCAAGCAAAAATAATTTTTTTCTTAACATTTGTACAGTAGGCTTGTCTTTTACTTTCTTATAAATTTTTATAGAGTATTCTAATTCTGATTTTCTATGTAAAAGCTCCATTAAACCAGGTCTTGTTGTTTCAATTATTTCATTCATTGTTTTTTCTCAAAGTCTAAGTTATTGAAAAAATGAGCGATTACATCGACAGTGAAGGAATTTCCTAACATTTTATAGCGTTGACTGTTACTCGCATAATTCGTATAATTTTTTGGTACAGTTTGCAACAATTCGCACTCAATGCAGGTTAATTTACGCCAATAAATTTCATTTTCTACCACTACATTATCTTTAGTCGCTTGACTCAAAGCGTTACTTTTTTTATCCTTACGCAACTCCAACATCTGTTTAGGTTTTGTAGACTTCCAATCCACATTCTTACCTTCCTTATCTAAAGAACGACCACGCCAAGCTCCTGCGACAATTTTAGGCTCTCTGTTACCACCACCCATAGTATTTAGTGTAGGTGATTTTCCTTCTGGCGAATAAACTCTTTTTAAAATATCATGACCATTAATATCAGAAGCTATACCAACTTGTTTAGGTTTATCTTGTTTTTCTTCTTTAAAGTAATTATACGGAACACCCTTATGCCAATTTGCAGTAATTGTAAACGATTTGTCTTTATCAGCAGTTTGTTCGTATTTATCTGCTCTACGCTTACCCGCTTGTAGCCACTTCTTGTTACCTCTGTTCATATAGTCTATTGATTTCTGACTGTACCTAAATTCATCTGAAACAGATTCAGTCTGCAATATATCCCTCAATACTATTCCTCTTTGCTCTGGTTGTTTCACGTTTGGTATATTTGTCCAATAATATCTTTGACGATTTTGTGCTGAAACCAATGCTGAATTTACAAGGAGGGGTTCTATTTTGCCACCAAACATATCCTCACCTTGAAAATCTGGATAACAAGCTGATACTTGTTCACTAATGACATCTAAAAATTCTTTCTTCATTTTGACATTCTCTAAAAGAAAATATTTAGGTTTAATTTCTTTTAAGAGTCTTACAAACTCAAAAAACAAAGCTGAACGAGGATCGTCAAAGGCTAATTGCTTACCTGCAAAACTAAAACCCTGACAGGGCGATCCACCGACTATCAGGTCAATCGGAGGCAGGTCTTTAGCCTTAACTCCGCAGACATCACCCAACTGTATGATATTAGGAAAATTTTTGCTTGCCACATTTATTGCGTATTTGTCTACTTCAGAAGCATAATAATTATAGTCAACACCAGACTTATACCCTGCTCTTTCCAGAGCCAAATTTGCTGCACTTAATCCATCAAACAATGAAAGAACATTAAAAGTCATATTTTCTCCTTAAAATAAAATTTATATTAACAATGTTACATCATTAAAACACTATTATCAAACATTAAAAGATAGCTAAATGATTGCACGAGATTACCTTGGAGATTACCTTGCCGATCACCTTGGCGATTACCTAAATGTAATAAAAAAAATAAAATTTTTCCAAAAAAAAAGGCCACCTGGTGGAGGCCAAGCAGCCGAAATTTTCTTGTCATTTATTTTTTATAGTCGCTACATAATCTCCATTGGGCAAGCCACCAACACCACTCACTACGCAATCCCAATCAACATACTCTATATATTTATTGGCTATTTTCTTTACCATTTCGTTTGCCTCAGAGCAGTGGTCAGGTGATAAAAGTAAACTTCCTGCGTCAGTGGTGGCTTTATATCTAGCAGGTTTAGTTTCTGTTGCTGATAGATATTTAATTAGTATTGCTTTCATAATATATATTTCCTTTTAAGAGTGTGTGTATCCGTCTGTTTCTATACCTATCCAAATATTACCGCATTTAATCATTAAAGCATCACCATAGCACTCATGCTCTGCTGTTGCTCTGAATTGTCTATAACTCATACCATAATTATTTTTAGTCCACTTTTTAAATAATGATTTTTTTTGCTCGGTGGTTATTGTTCTCATTTTGTATTACTCCATTAGTTTAAAATTGTGAATTTAAAAATTTTGTTTGGTTCCAATAATCAGTAATAAACATTTCTTGAACGCTCCACAATTGTTCGTGCGGTTTACCTAGTTTTTCCATCTCTTCATGATGAAAATCTGTTGCGTTATACCATACTCTTATTAAGTCAGTTTTGTCTGTGCAATTATCAACAATGTTCATTAAGTAGTTTTTTTGTTTTTTGTTTAATTTCATTTTGTATTGCTCCTTATTAATCCTGCATACGATATAATTTCTTCTACATCATTAGCAATTTCGATAAACTCTTCCTGTTTCTCTGGAGTTAAACTTCCTTCGTCATCATATATCGCATCAAGAGATGCTCGCTCTAAAATATACTCAGAAAGTTCTGTGTAAAGTTCTACCCATTGTTGATTAGGCAGTATTGTTTTTATATCACTCATCTTCACTCTCCTCATTGTTTAAGTTATTTAATTATTGGACAGATTTTCTTTAGTGCCGTATATATATGATCACCATTCAGATATGGGTACAAATTATCACAAGACCACCGTACTAAACCTGCACCATAAAATAAGTCAAAGCAAAATCTTTTCTGTAAGTCTTTTACTGCATCTGCTCTTGGAAAGTTTCCGCTTCTGTACTCTTCTACTAACTGCCCCTTGTCATTGTATTTTTCTAGCACTATATTAATTTCTTTTTTCATGTAATCAAAATGCTCTTGTTTCATTTTCATTTTCTACTTATCCTCAGTTTTTAAGGTTGTCTATAACGCTCACCTCAAGCGTTTTCATAGCGACCAAGCTAATCGTCAGTAGACTTATTTATAGAAATTTTTAAATGCTGTATCGAATGGCAAAGAGTTTAAAATGATAGGATTAATCATTTTTTCATCTTTGTTTATTATTTTTTTCACTTCATCTAACATTTTCGTTTTTGATATGCTTTTGTACTTAGAGAAATTCCAACGATAAGCCTCACCCGATGAACAATTATCATCTACAACAACAACACTACTAGAAATTAACTTCTTTAAATCCTTTTTCTCTAGGTGATTAGTAAGTAGATCACCGATATGGGTTTCTAAATTATGATGGCACTCTTCATCATCAAAAGGAAATTTGTATGTAGGCAAATTGTTTTTGCACCACTCATCTAATTTCTCTTCTTCTTTCCAATGAAAATCATAATTGTTAGAGCCACCTCTACCACTGTTAGATACCCTCCCTAATTTTTTATTATCAACATATAAATTCGCTTCAAAACAATGAGTTTCTTCACTCATTCCCTCATATACTTTTATATTTTTAAGACTAATCATTTTTTACTCTCCATTAGTTCGATTAACTCTTGATCGCTATAAATAGCATCACAAGATAGACAAAGAGAGAAACCCGCTTGATCTTGAGTTTCTCTTTCATTTACTGATTTATTACATAATTGGCATTTACTCATGTTACTTCTCCTCTATTTTTTCTATTTTAATATCAGTATAACCATCATCTAAATAGCTTTTTAATATCTGATTAGCTTGCTGATAGTTTACAAGGTAGTCAGTTACTTCAATACCACCAACCCAAACAGTGTATATTTTCATGTGATCCTCCATTTGGTCTTTCTTTGGTGTTGCAATAAATAATCTCATGCTTCCTCCTCTACAAAATCCCATATAAGACCGCACCCGACCTCAACAGTAGTTTCAAAATTTTCTTTTGATTCTTGTATTGCTAAAATAATATTTTGATAGGGTTCGTTATCCGTGGGGTCATCATGATTGAAAATATCTTTTGCGATTTGTTGAGCAGTTTCTTGAGTGACTATTGGTCGTAACCAACCGTTCCATCTAGTAGGGTAAAAATCTACTGCCTCATAAATAGGCATATCTTTTTCACCATTGATAGAAAATTTATTATTTTTCATTACTCTTCTCCTCTAAAATTTCCCATTCACCGCCTAATGAAATCTCATCTATAATTGTTCCTTCACCTTTTGAAAAAAGTTGTTCAGCTTCTTCTTTACTATGAGCGTAAACTTCGGTTAATGATTTTATTTGAGCAGTTTCACTAAAAATAAATTTCTTTTTATACTGACTTGTAATGCACTCTGCTAATTCAGAAAATACAGTTCTTGTGTCTATCATTATTTTCTCCTTTGTTTTAACTAATCAATACTAACATCATTAAAACATTAACACAAACATCAAAAGATTATCTCGAAGATTATCTCGAAGATTACCTCGGAGATTATCTCGTTGAAAAAAAAAATTAAAAAAAAAAAAAATTAAAAAAAAAAATAAAAAAAAAAAAAAAAAAAAAAAAAAAAAAAAAAAAAAAAAAAAAAAAAAAAAAAAAAAAAAAAAAAAAATAAAAAAAAAAAAAAAAAATAAAAAAAAAAAAAAAATAAAAAAATAAAAAATAAAAAAGAAAAAAAAAAAAAAAAAAAAAAAAAAAAAAAAAAAAAAAAATTAAAAAAAAAATTAAATAAAAAAAATAAAAAAAAATAAAAAAATTTTGCTCCTGGTGAATTCAAAAAAATTTTGACCACTTGCTGCAGAAAAAAATTATTAAGATTGTAGTCGGATATTTTAGATAACATCAATTTTTTACTAATTGGTTAAAATTCGACCTCGTAGAATGCGATTTAAGCCATTTTATACATGGGGGTAATGCGATAACATGGGGGAAATTATGCGAAAATTAAGCCATTAGCTAAAATTAAAAGACAAAAAAAAGGGCTACAATGTAGCCCCATCTAAAAAGTTTTATATTTAACCGCCCATATTAACCATCAATATTAAAGCTATAAATAATAGGAATAAAAATTCCCCTAAAGTGATATTTTTTATTTTGTTGATAAAGTCTTTCAATTTTTAACCCCTTTTTTATATGAATGCTTCGTGAGTTCCGCAACCCATTTTTTTAGCTATCTCTTGCAATTCATCATCACTAGCAATCATTCCTTCTATATTTATAAGTTCACCACTCCACGATAAAAATTCGCTATGTATATAAGGGTTAATAATTCTATAAAATGCTTCATCATCATCTAACAAAAACAACTTAGCATCAGTATAACCGCCCCTAACATCAGCCCCTTGATGAATTTGCAATAAAAGGTATTCTTCACCTTCACGCTCCAATTTTTGCCCTTGTAAAACTTGCGATAATGGACAGTCAAAATTACAAGTATTGAAGCTCTCGTTTTTTGGATCAAATCCATGCTCTTTTAGCCAATCGCTTTGTTCCGCGCTAGTGCCGTAAAAATCCCCGTTCCATTCATCACATGGTAAATCTGCGAAATCTTCGCACAATGTATCATAAGAGAGATTATTTTTTAAAACATGGAAAACATTAGCGGTAAAATCAAAATAGGGTTCATTGTTATTTACATTAACCGTAATTTCTAGCGTAGCTTCGTGAGATTTTAAAAATTCATCAAAAGATTTTTTTTGGTTACGCTCCCAATGTCTGCCACCCGAACCGCCAGAATCTAAAAAATGCGACCCTGTAGACGCTGTTAGCATTTCAAAAATAATAAAATCAGTTTTAATTGTCGTTGTCATTTTTATTACTCCTATTATTTAACTGCTTTAATAAAGCCATTTTCCATTGTTACTTGTGCGAAAAATTCTCTCCCTTTATGAGTAATATGAGGGCGATTTGCTCCGACTAAAACACCATTCCTTGTATATTCTTCTCCAAAAATTGAAGTTTCTATATAGTTTAAATGCTTTCCGATATTTTCTTTTAATTCTTTTTTAGATTTATAATTAAATACAATCATTTTTATTACTCCTATTATTAAAGGTTATCTATAGCCCCATTAAGGGGCTTTCATAGCTTCCCAAGCTAATCGTCAGTAGATTTTTTTTACATTATTTTTTTAAGTTCTCCCTTTAAATATTTAGAAAATAACTCTAAACATTCTTTGGGCTCGTAACCGATATATTGCTTTTTATATCGTTGTCCGTTAACAATATCTGATACGGTTGTAATCCCCGTTGGCTTCTCAATTTTAACTATCATTTTAAAAGCTCCTATCTGTGAATAATTATGGTTTCGCGTGTATCAATATGTTTGAAGCAATCCATAATTATGGAACCGCCACCTAATACGCGAGAATACATATACATATAGTCTTCAGGGTTGGGTAATCCATTCTGGATAGCTTTCTTAAATACTTTCATATGGTCGCTTTCGACAAATAAATCTTTTACTTTTACATCTAACATTTTTAATACTCCTTATTTAATTAAACCATAACCATTACATCATCATTAAGTAATCAAATCAAGCTATCTAAACGAGATCATTATAATATTTATTAATTGCTTTATTATGGATAAATAGACCTATGCAATCATAAGGGCGGTACTCATAAAGTCGCTTAAATCGAATTCTAGGAGGTCGAATTTTAACCAATCGAGGGAATTATGGCAGATAAAAGCAATAACAAAGTTAAAGGCAAATTAACATTGGTAGATAGCAAGCCTAATCTAACGGTAAAACAGAAGCTATTTGCTGACGGCATCTTGTCAGGTAAAAGCCAGAAGCAGTCCTATATAGACGCATATAATGTAGATACTAACAAAGGTATTGCGTGGGTTAATGCTGAGAGTTCCAAGCTAGCGACTTGTAACCCTAACATAACCCTATATCTGAATAGTCAAAAGAGCGCATTAGAGCAGAAACAGTTAAATCATCTAGCCATTAAGAGCAACCGCGTTCGAGAGTATGTGCTCGAAACTTTAATGCGACAATCAAAAGAAGCTGATAGTTCAAGTTCTCAAATCAGGGCTTTGGAATTATTGGGTAAAACGTGCGGGCTATTTGAAACACAAATAACTGTAACTGAAACCAGAAGTGCGGACACAGTAAAACAAGATTTAGAACAACGATTGCTCACTATGCTATCGAGTAAAGACTAATTATTTTCTACGGTTTATCTTTGGGGCTAATGCAATCTAATTAGCCCCCCCTTTTTATATACGTTTTTTTGATTTTTGACCCAGACCCGACCCCCCTTTTTTAGGCCAGGTTATCGCACATCTTATATACATAGTGATATGCTCATAATATTACTAATTTTTGACAGTACCCCCCCTATTTATATAGCAATTTGCTAGCTTTTTTTATCCTGATAGGGGTAATTACTTAGATTTAATGTAAAAACAATGCCCCCCACCCCATTTTTTTCATTTTTTCTGTTGCTTTTGCTGTGAAGAGGGTGCATTATGTTATCATCATGTATGATTCTATACCTAGTACATACCTTCTGTTAGATATATACCCAGTAAGTGCCTACCTTTGTTTACTTATTAAGTTTTTATTTTTTTTGTTTACCTA